CCTAGAACCAGGACTAGACAAGGAAGGTAAAAAAATCTGGAAGCAGTTTAAAGGAATGCCTAACAAAGAAAGAATCCTTTATGATTCTCAAGTTATATACATTTCTTATGCAAACGTTAACACAGTTAATCGTGTTTCTTACGTTGAAAGACTTATACGTTCTTTTAACTTACTTCGTATTATGGAGCATTCCCGAGTAATTTGGGCTACCGTAAATGCTTCTTTCAAAACTAAATTCGTTATACCAGTTGGTGGTAAATCTAAAACTAGAGCACGTCAATCGTTAGGTGTTCTTATGCAGAATTATCGTGAACAAATTGACTTTGACACTGACAGTGGTGACTTAAAAGTTAATGGTAAACCGATGATGCCGTTTAATAAAGAATATTGGTTACCTTCGGGTGAAGCTGGAGAACCAACTATAGAAACAATTGGTAATGACGGTCCTGACCTTTCAGACACAGATGCTCTTAAATATTTCCGTGAGAAATTAATTAAAGTATCTAAAATTCCACTTTCTCGTTTTGATATGGAATCTCCTCCATCATGGGAAATGAATGCCGAAGGTATGACACGTGATGAAATTAAATTTGGTCGTTTTGTTACTAGACTTCGTTCGGTTTTCCAAGAAATTTTGGTTAAACCTTTATGGATTCAGATGTGTTTAGACTTCCCAGAATTAAAAGAAGATGATGCTTTTAAAGCACAAATAGGTATCAAATATAACCGATACAATATCTTCGAAGAAATGAAGGAAATTGAAATTTTACAAAAACGTCTTGATTTTGTTACATCTATGAAAGACGGTCTTGTTGAACAAGATGCTAATATGAATGAAATCAAATATTTTGCATCAGAATTCCTTATTCAACGTTTCTTAGGATTATCTCCTGAAGACTTAAGATTGAATAAAAAATTAAAAGAAATTGAGGATCAAGAGAAGTTAGAAGCTGCTAAGAAATCGGCCGCTGTGGGTATGTAATCTCATACTCATATAATAACTTTTCTTATGAACCTTGATATATAATTAAAATATAGACCGCCAAAAATGAGCAATAACAAATATCTATTAGTATTAGAAAGATCTGAGGGAAACCTTACTGCTTCTAAGGACGGAGATAAATATGTGTTGGAAGGTGTTTTTACCGAAATTGGAGTTAAGAACAAAAACAATCGTATTTATGATGAAAGGGAGTTGATGCCACATATCAATGACCTTAAAGAGAAACTTAAAGGTAACAAACTTTTAGGTGAGCTTGACCATCCTAAGTCTTTCGATATATCTTTAAAAAATGCATCTCACGTAATAGAGGATATTAATTACGATCCAGCTACCAAAAAGGTAATGGGACGTATTAGACTTCTTAATACCGATGCTGGAAAACAAGCAATGGCTTTAGTCGATGCTGGGGTTCCATTACACATTTCTAGTCGTGCTGCTGGTGTTGTTGAAAACGACGGCCACGTAAAAATCAAAAAAATGTTTACTTACGATTTAGTTGCAGATCCAGGATTTGCTAATGCTGAATTAAAAAGAGTTAACGAAACATTTGGTTTTGAAGACAACGATACTATTTCTATTTATGAAACCGACGTTGACTTAAATCTAGGAGAAACTGCAATTGCAGAAACCACTACAAACGAAGAAGATAATAACACATCTATAACAGAAAAAACAAACAACGCAATGGATCCTAAAAAATACATTACCGTTGAAGATTTCAATGAGTATTCTAAAATCATTAAAAATGAATTTGAGAATCTTAAAAAATCTTTAACTGAATCCAAATCAAATGAAACCGCTTCAGTTAACGAAGGTCTTGTAAAATATACCGAAACTGTTGCAAAAAGAGTTAATCAAGTTCAAGAATACACTGAAAGATTAGCAGAATCAGTTGATGGTCTTATTTCGCATAATGACTACATCATCGAAAACCTTGAGAAGGTTAAAAATTACGCTGAATTAGTTGGAGAAAAAACTAGTCAAGGAATTAATTACGGTGAGAAACTTGCTGAGTCAGTAGATCACTTAATTGAATATACTAGATTAATTGCTTCTAAAGCTGATCAAGGAATTGAATTCTCTAAATATGTTGCTAATGAATCTAACAACCGTTGGAATTATCAAGCTTATTTAAATGAGCAATTAGATAACGTAATCTCTCATAACGATTATATCGTTGAAGGAACTTCTTCAGTTATCGAATACACTGAGTATTTGAAAGAACAAACTGAAAATCTTTCTAATTACATGAATCATATCGTTGAAAAAATTAACGAAGGAGTAGTATTCACTACTGAGGCTAATGTCGAGGAAACTAAAACCGAAACTGAAGTTAATGAAGGAGCCAAAGCTACTAAATCTGAAGAGGAAACTCTTTCTTTTGAAAAGGATTTAGCTAACAAAATCGATTCTATCGTTGAATCTGCTAAGGCTGAAAAACAAGCTTCTATCGTAAATAACAAATTACACTTCTTAAACTTTATTTCTGAAAGCAAAAGAAATCAATTCAATTCTTTAAATGCTGAAGCAAAAGATAAAGTAATCTCTGCTTTTGAAGGAAATAAATTCTATGGTTCAGTTGATGCTGAAAGAATTTACGAATCTTTATTCCTAACTACATTGGTTCCTTTAAATTGGTTGAATAATATGCCAGAAAAATATAAAGCTACTTGGAATGGTTTAAACGAAAATCAAAAAACTGCTATCAAAGCTCAAGCTTCAGTTAAGGTTCTTGATTCTCAATATAAAATTGATGATTTCTGGGGTACTAGAGATTTAAGAGACGTAAAGGTTGAATTAAACGAAAGCACTGAGCCTATCGTTATTAACGAATCAGCTAAATATGAATCACCTGCCGGTTATATGGAAACTGTTGAATCTGAACTTAAAAGACGTTTCAAAAGATAATTTATAACCCATACAACAATATCCAATGAACTTACTTTGATCGGTAAGTTCATTGCTACTTTATTAAAATATAAAATATATGAAAAATTTATTACTCTCATTTGAAGAATTTTTGAATGAATCAGCTATAAATGAAGCAATAAAAGACGTTAGATTAACAAAAGAAACTGCTCAAATGATTTGGGAAGTTATTTCAGATGCAGCTGAAGAGGTTCAGAATGCAACAAATAATATGAATTATAATTTTGTTTCTGGTTCAACTGACGTTCAAGTCCAAAATCCGATGAATGAACTTTGGAAAAAAATCAAAGACAACAAAAATAAGTGGAATATTGGACAAATATCGATATCTTCTGATCAGGCACTGGTAATGATAACCGAAGGTAACGTAGTTAAAGGTTATCTTACATGCTCATTAGATATAAACAAACAAAAATTTAAAGGTAATTTTACATCGATGTTTGCAATATCTAACATACAAAATTTTGTACAACAAAGATTCTTTAAACACGTAGCATATTCAAGATAATAAAATACTCTAATACTCTTAGATATATAAAGAAACAACGCTAACATTGCTAAGACTCAAAAAGCAAAATGCGTAATTTAAAACAACAAAAACAAACATTAAAAAATGTACTTAATTAACGAATCTGAAATTTTCGGTAAATGGGCTCCAATTTTGGAATCTACAACTGGAATCGTCGAGCGTTCTAAAGTTGAGTGGATGTCAAAATATTGTCATTACCATGAACTTTACGAAAACAACTCTTTAGCACAACTAGGAGCTGTAAATGGTATGGGATCAACTCGTTTTCCTGGTAACCCTGGAACTCAAGATGCTTTCTCTACACAACCAACTGGATCTGGTGACAAAGCTCACACACTTCTTCCTTTAGCAATGCAAGTTGCTGCACAAACTGTAGGTCTTGACCTTGTACCAGTTGTACCAATGCCTGGTCCAATGGGAGTATTAACTTACTTAGACTTCGTTTACGGAGGTGGTCAAACAGGAACAACAGGAACTAACATTCCATTATTAATCAAAGCTAACGTAGGATCTACTGCTGCTATCGGTGCTTCTTCAGGTACTATCGCTGGAGTTAACTTCGCATACGTTGGAGCTTCTCGTTTAGACGGAAATGCAATTTTCCACATCACTGGTTCTTTATCTACCGGAACTCTTTTATCTAACCTTGCTGGTGTAACAGGTGCTACTGCATTCTTCGTTTCAGCTGGTGTTCCAACTAACGTTGAATTAGTAAAAGCTTTAGAAGATCACATCACTGGATTCTCAGGACAAGCTTTAGCTAACAATGATTATACTGGTACTGATATCAACGATCCTTACTCAAGAGCTTTAGGTGAGTCTACTACAGACAACGTAATGAACTTAAGTCTATTCAACAAATCGGTTGAAGCTAAGACTTTCCAAGTTGCTGCTGCAGTAACTCGTGAGCAAGTTCAAGATTTGAAACAATTCGGAATTGATGCTGTATCTCAAGTAGAATCAGTACTTATCAACGAATTAACTCAATCTATCAACAAAAACATCTTAGGACGTTTATTTGCTTTAGGAGAAAGAAATCACTTACAAGTATTACAAACACAAGGAACTAACTTCTTCATAAACTTAGGACCTTCTGCTCAAACAGTTGCTGCTTCTGTTACTCAGAATCCTTCTACTGCTTTTGGTGCTTACATCCAAACTGCAGGTTTAACAG